CAAGCCATCATCGGGCGCCAGTGGGAGAGCGGTGAAGTAAACGCTCGAGCCCTCGGAAACCGGTGGTATGTGGACCAGAACACCCCCACTCAGGTGATCGGTTCACTGGGCGGAACTCCCGCGGTGAACGGCGCCAACCAGACCGGTACTTCGCTGATCACCAATGGTTGGTCGAATAGCATCACCACGCTGCTCAACATCGGCGACGTGATTGAGCTCGCCGGCGTGTTTGCAGTGAACCCGCAATCCCGTACCTCGACTGGTTCACTCCAGGACTTCGTGATTCAGGCGACTGCTAGTTCGGACGGTTCGGGCAATTCCACGCTGTCGATCCTGCCCGCGATCGTTCCCAGCGGCCAGTTCCAGAATGTGACCGCTTCCCCGGCCTCGGGCGCCTTGATTCAGGTGTTCAAGACCGCGGCGGCTGGCCAAGCGGCTCTCTCGGCCCTCTCGACCCCTCAAAACCTCCTGTTCCATAAACAGGCGTTCGCGTTTGTCTCGTTCCCTGGCGACGTGCCCGAGGGCGTGGATATGGCCTACGAAGACCGCTCGCAGGAGATCGGCGTTTCTCTCCGGTTCGTCCGCATCTGGGACGGCTACCGCGACCAGTGGGTTAACCGCTTCGATGTCTACTATGGCATCGGTGCGCTGTACATGGAGGGCTCCTGCCGAATCGCTAGCTAGTGAGAACGATTCCACAGAGGAAAAACTTATGATCAAAACTTCAAAGATCCTACTCGCAGTAGCAATGCTGGTGGCGATGGCTGGTCTGGTCTTCGGCCAGATTCCGTCCGCCGTATCAACCACACTGACCACTTCGCTCACCTCTTCACAGAACGTGGTGTGTGTGGCTAGCGCTACAGGTATTTCGGTCCCGTCTCTTGCCGGCGGAAACCTCGGCTCCATTCTGTTGGTTGACTCCGAAGCCATGCAGGTGACCGCAGCCGGCGCCACCTCCACTTGCTTCAAGGTAAAGCGCGGCTTCTATGCCAACAGCACATCCAATGCCGCAGTAGCCCACGGAAACAGTCAAAAGGTCTGGGTACTAGGACTGACCACCTCCACTGGTGATCCTTCCCGCCCGGTATCGACCTCGCAGTTTCTCGCCCAGAAGCCTTACCAGCCCTTTGCGGTGGTTGCCACGCCGACCCTGTTTGGTGTCGCCACCACCTCCGTAACCGATGTCCTTGGCAAATTCTTTTATTCCGCCATCGAGGTCGATTTCAACATGATCGCCCAGGGTGCCTGCGTCCTGAATGGCGCTACCGTGACTACCGACAAGCATATCTATTACTTGTGGGATGCCACGGGAACGCTGATTGCTAATACCGCTCTGGCGGGTGTGGCGGATGCGGGTAACGCATCCATCTACCAGTGCCAGAACTTCACTTTACCGATCGCTCTGCAGGGCCCCGCCCAGTACTTTGTGGGCGTCCAGGCCAATGGGACCACCGATAACATTCAGATGTACAACACGGGCGCTCATAACTTCCCGACAGGATCCCAAGCCGGGACTTTTGGGACGGGGGCAGCCATAGCAGTTACGACAACGTTCACTGCGGCCGTTGGGCCGTTCATGACGTTGTTCTAAACAATTCTCCCTGCGTCTGGAAGCGTAGGGGGAGACAAGTCCGGGCCGCTCAACCTCTCGGGCGGCTCGGGCTCAAAGAGAGGATTTTATGAACGCAAACGCAAACACACAAGCGGCACGGGCACTCCCGGAATACAAGTGCCACAAGACTGTATGGGCATTGAAGATTGCGGATCTTCAACTGGTCGATGGCGGTGAAAGCGGGGGAATCATCACTCCCGTCGAGCAAGGATATGCACCATTCCCGGTTGACGAAGAGTTTATCCGGAAACGATTGCCAACGAATCGGGCGGGCGTGATTGGCGGCTACTGGGTGCTCTACAAAAACGGCTACCAAGCTTGGTCGCCGGCCGAGGCTTTCGAGGAAGGTTACACGCTGCTATGACACCGACCACATTTGAAGAGCGTAACGGGCGGGCCCCAGTCTTCCGGGATGTCCAAGAGATCATGACCCAGCTCCGGCCCCCCAGCAATTTTAACGATCCGATTCTGGCGATTGATCAGTACGAAGCGGCGCGCATCCTGCAGGGCAAGGGCTATCCGAAGCACATGCATCATGCCTCTCTGCCCGCAGTGATCGCGCTCCGCAAGGATCAGGAGGCCGAGCTCAGGACACTGGGCTATACCGAGCAGTACATTCCGCAGCAGTATCCCAAGATGCTGATGCGGCGGAATTATAGCCCCAAGTTCGCCCTGAAGATCGACCCGGGCACCAAGGAACCGACCAACATCGAGTACCTGGAAGAGCGTGTGGTTCCGAGCCAAGCGGTTCACGAGCGGATGATGCGCGAGCGGATTCCGCAAGGCTGCGGGCCTTGGTGTGAGCGATTGGACGAAGTGGAGCCGATCCCGGACGGCCCGGTCGAAGATCCCAACTTGACCATTGCCCGATTGCAGGGCGAGGTGGCGGGTCTGGCCACGGTAGCGGGCCGGGACACCGAGGATGCGGCGCCATCACCCAATCCGAAGAAGAAGAAGGGACGCCCCAAGAAAGAGCGCATAGAGGAAGACGTTCCGGTCCCGGCGTAGGTTCAGCCACGGGCCCGGTGAAAGGGTTAAAGCGTGGCACTGACACTGACACTATCAGCAGCCGCGACAGCAGCGGCGCAGTTTCTCGGGGTCCTGGACTCGGGAGAAGGCCTCTCCACTCAGCAATTGACGGATGCATTCAACGCCGCCAACAGCATGCTGGATAACTGGACGATTGAACAGGTCCGGTTGTTGAATGCGATTCTGCCCACGTTCAGCTTGGCGGGCGGGACCTATACGCCCGGAACCACGCTCCAGTTTGTCTCGGCGGATAACCTGAATCCGATCACGCCTCCACAGGGCTATGTCCGGGCGATCGAGCTGGGTCTGGCGATAGAACTGGCCCCACAGTATGACATGCAACCCAGTGCCGCGCTACTCGCCCAATACAAGGAGGCTCGGGCCGCGGCGTCGCCTTTGGTGGCGAAAATTGGCGCGCTGGTTCCTGAAATGGTGGCGCAGGGAGCGAGCTAATGCGGTGTCTTCACTCTGGGTTTATCCGCTGCCAGCGGTCCTGGAGGAGCAATTCTATTTTCTGCTGCAACACTCGGCAGAGTGTCGAAAGACCACGCTCGAATGCGCCATGTGCCGGAGGTTCGCCGCGGTGAGGATTTTGCTGCTGATCCCGTTTGCCGATAAAAAGAACCGGCTGAAGGACGTGTGCCTATGACCTCGACCTTAACTCAGATTGCAAACCGGGCACTACGGGACATCGGCTGTCTGCGGCCAGGGCAAACCACGTCAACAGATGTGTTGAACGACATTTTGACCCGCGCCAACGAGATGATCGACGGTTGGCTCCTCGAAGAGTTAATGACCTTTACGCTCAACATTGCCGCCTATACGCTGGTGGCGGGCACCAGAACGTACAAGATCGGACCGGGACAGGTGGCGCCGAACATCGCCGCTGCGCGACCCACGCAGGTCATGGAAGCGAACATCATCATCAACACAGTGTCCCCCGTGGTGCGCCGCCCCATGAAGATCCTGGATCACAAAGAATGGGCAGCAATCCGTGTTCAGGACATTCCGTTTGCCCTGCCGCTCCAGCTCTATTACGACAAAGGCTTCGATGCTACCAATCAGTTCGGGACTCTTTACCTGTGGCCGGGACCATTGTCGAGTTACCAGCTCGAGCTATTCACGTGGCAGCAATTGCAGAGTTTTCCCGATCTAGTGACCGCGCTCAATTTTCCTCCGGGTTATGAGCAAATGATCCGTACCAATCTGGCGGTACTGATTGCGCCCATGATGCGAATGTATGCCAAAGTCCCGCAAGCGGGCGGGATGCGGGATTACGATCCCAACATGCTGGCACTGGTGGTTGAGCAAGCACAGGACAGTAAGCGCTTGGTCGAGAGCTATAACTCCATGGATCCCGGCCAGCCTGGAGATCTGATGTACAGTTCCAGGACGCAGCACGGGGCGTTTAATTACGGCGTGGGAGAGAACAATTGAGTCCGCTTGCGATGACCCATAATTCGCCCATTGACTGGATCGCGGATGACACGAGCGGCGATATCGTTATTCCAATGTAGGACACGGTAACGATGCAGGAGATTATCACTCAAGCTCACGACTTCGAGGTTTTCCAGCCTGTTGTCCGTTTTAACGCCATTCTTATGGTTAACGGTCATTCCGGGCGGAATGCCGATGAAAGCCTCGGCCACCATGCGATGAGTGTACCGCATGCAGTACTTGCCATCCCTGCAAAGAACGTATTGCTCGTACCCGTTCTTCCGATTGACGTAGCCAGTGTTTTGTCGCCCCACTCTACATTGGTAACCGACTAT